ACAAGCTAAATATTCAGGAGATATAATCTTTTCTGATTTATCGGGATTGATTGAAACTCAAGGGGCTACGCCCTCGTTTAATATGGGTTTAGAGGCTCACTCAGGTAAACCTTGTTCGCCCAAATTAAAATCAAAGATTTTAACTTCTCCAAACCCTAATATTAAACTCAATTTGGCTTTTTGCCTCCCAACGCTATAAAAATGGAAACAATAAGTGAACGAATAAAAGAACTTGAAGAAAATATATGGAATATGTCTAAACCAGCAGAAGAATGGAATAAAAGTTATATGGTTGTGCCTGCTTTAGATGTTATAACCTTGATTAAAAAGTATTTTATTGATGTTAAATACGCAAACAAAGAGTTTATTGATGAGTTGAAAAAAAGGATGATAAATGAAGATGCTAAATATGGTTCTTATTCTTTAGGGGAATTTGGAGTAGAATTATCATTAGATATAATAAATAAACTCTGCAAAGAAAAAGGAGATTAATGGAAAATGAAAACTAAATTAAACAAATTAGAGGAAAGGGAATGAATAAAGAACAAATGGAAAAAGCAAAACTTGAAGGTTACAATGACTGTTTAAAAGAAGTTGAAAAAAAGATTAATGAACAAATTATAAAAGAAAAAGAGAATGTAAATATGTTAAAAGACACTGGTGTGGGATTATCATTTAGTATGGCACAAGGAAGATTAATGGTTTTATATGACTTAAAAAAACAACTTAATATTCAGGAGAAAGAGAAACCCTTCAAGAAGTGCGTTGGCGATACAGAAATAAGTAAAGGAGCATCAGAAATATTAGACATATTTAACGAAGATTTAGAGAGTGATGATATGATAGAAAGAAAAAAAGTAAATAAGTTTATTGAGAAGTTGAAAGAAGAGATGTTAATATCCTTAAAAGAAGATTTATGCACTTGTCCGGCTTGTGTTAGAGAGTCTATTGATAAAACAGCAAAGGAGATATTTAAATGAAACACAAAACAAGACCAATTAAATTATTAGAGGATGAATTTGGGACGTATATTCCAATATGTGAATATAAAAGACATCCAGGAATAGCAATACAATGGAGGAGATGTGAAAGAAAGGGGTGTAAGCATTATAGAAAATATAGGGCCGAAAGCCCAACAAGGAGGTACGATGGAAATTAGAATAGGAATTTTAAAAGAAGGAAAGCCGGAGTATTTTGCGGTGGAGATTAGTAAAGATAATTCTGAGATTGCAAAGGAAAAGTTAAAAAAAGAGCATAAGAAGATTGTAGATATTTTGAAAATGTTAAAGGAAGAAGGAAAAATAAAGAGCATTTTCCGTCCACGAAACAAGAAAATCCAAGAGCAATTGGATGGATTAGTGAATTTAAAGAGAGAGATTAAGAAGGCATTGAAAAAAATATCCATTATTTTCTAATTAAGTAGTTAATTTAATTAATAGAAATATTTATAAGGTCTAAAGTATATACTATTTTATGAGACAATACAAACTCAGGAAGCTGGTGGTGTCCAATTCTAAGGTCGTTTACGGAATCACCATACCTTCCGAGGCCGTTACAATTTTTGGGGAAAAAACAAATTTTGAAATTTCTATATCGGGGAATATGATTTTATTGACATCTGGAGCGAGCAATATTCCAACTAAAAAAGAGGTAGAAGAGTTTGATTGGCAAACCATAAGAGTATGAAGAAACAATGCTTTGGATGCGATTCTTGTGGGAAGGAAATAACTATTGATGATGGAGAAGGGTTTCAATATAAGGGGGGATGGGTTTATCTTTATGATTTTAATTTTAAAAAAGAGGGTGCGAGAATAATACAAAGGGAAGATAAACATTTCTGTTGCAAAGATCATTTATTATATTATATAAAATCTTTAGTGGAGGAACCAAATGAAACAAAACTTGGTAATAACAATTTTAAGTGATAGCCCATTTATAACAACAGGGTATTCAGATCAATGTAAGAAGTTAGTTAATTATTTGACAGACAAGGGGCACGAAGTTCATTGGTTGGCGAATGGACATATGGGGAAAACAATAGAGTATGCGAGGTTAGATGATGGAACAGAAGTTAAAGCCAAGGTTTATGGAAGAATTCAACATCAATATTTTGGGGATATGTTAAGTTCACATTTGAAGAAAACAAATTCAGATATTTTTTTGGTAGTGTTGGATACATTTATGTTGCACGGAGATCCAAAAAATCCAAGAAATGGGTGGTTTTTGAATATTGATACTGCGCCAGCAAAGACAATATTTTGGTACCCAAGCGATGGAGGAGGAGGAATGCCGATAGGTTGTGATTTAATTTTAAAGAAGATGGATTTGGCAGTGGCTTATTCTAAGTTTGCGCAACAACAAGTTAAAGATTATTATGGGTTGGAAACACCTTATATCCCATTGGGAACAGAGAAGAAAAGATTTTTTAAAATGTCTGACATAGAGAGACATAAGCTTAAACAGAAATACGGGTTGCAGGGAAAGTTTATAGTGGGAAGTGTTTTTAGAAATCAGCCAAGAAAATTCCCAGACAGATTGATTAAGACATTTAAAGAAGTGGCTAAGAAGATTCCTAATGCTGTTTTATTTTTGCACACAGATCCAAACGATCCAGCAGCACCATTTAGTATGTCAAGTTTAATAAGAAGATTGGGATTGGAGAACAGGGTGGTTTTTTCAGGAATGAATGCTATGAATAGTTTTGATTGGACACAGATGAATGAAGTTTATAATTTGATGGATGTGTTCTTTTTGGCCACAAGCGGAGAGGGATGGGGAATTCCATTTGTAGAAGCGATGAGTGCAGAAGTTCCAGTAGTTGCAACATTATATACAACAACGCAGGAGATTATTGTGGACCATAAGGCCGGGTTTGGAGCAAAACTTGCAGGAACAGAGAATATTAATATGTTTGGTATGAAGCAAAACGAATATGATGAAGAGGTAATGAATGGGACATTAAGTGGGACCTGGGAAGTAGAAAGAGGATTTTGTGATATTAAGGACGCAGCAGAAAAGATTATTGACCTTTATAATAGGCCAGAATTAAGAGAAGAAATGGGAAAGAACGGAAGAAAAGCCGTTGAAGAAGAATATGACCAAGATATTGTTAATAAAAAATGGGAAGAAACATTTTTGAACCTGTGCAAGTCTGGTTAGTAAACCCGGACGAAAGAGGAATACTCGCAAATGCTGGAGATAGGATGCCACTGGGTTTGCTTAGTATAGCAGCCCAGTTGGAATCTTGTAAGGTTATAGACTTAAATCATATTTCAGAATTAGAGTTTGATGGGATGTTAAAATACTCAGGGCCAGACATAGTGGCGATAAGTGCATTGACGACACCAATTTATAGGAGAGCATCAGATTTATTGGATAAGGTAAGGAGGAATTCAGATGCTATTACAGTGGTTGGAGGATATCACGCAACTGTAAGACCAGAAGATTTTACAAGTAGGGCAGAGAGGGTTGTCCAAGGAGAAGGGGAACTATTTCTTCCAATGATGGAATCAAATAGGCAACCAAAAAGGATAATAAGCCCACCGAAACCAGATATTGAGGCATTGAATCCTCCGGCTAGGGACAAGTTAAACCCAAAGAAATATTTTTTAAGAATGAATGGAAAATGGGCAAGCACAATGTTGACAAGCAGGGGATGTCCAAATCATTGTACCTTTTGTGGAAATATGAACCACAGAGTGAGATTTCATACAGACGAATATGTTGGGAGAGATCTCGATACAATAGCAAGCCAAGGATATAAGGCGGTTTATGTTTTAGATGATGTATTTACGTTAAAGAAAGATAGGGCTGTGAGAATAGGAAGAATGATGAAGGATAGAAATTTAAAGTTTAGATGCACTACAAGAGCAAATTATATGGATGGGGGGCTTGCAAGAAGGTTGGCTGAGGAAGGATGCGAAATGGTAAGTATGGGAGTAGAGTCAGGAAACCAAGAGATACTTGATAGATGTGGAAAAAATCAAACATTAGGACAAATTGAGAATGCAGTAAAATATTGTGCGGATGCGGGAATGAAAGTGAAAGGTTTTTTTATTATGGGTTTGCCAGGAGAAACATATTCAACAGCTAATGACACTCTGAATTTTTCATTTAGGCTGAGGAATTTAGGAATGACAGAAGCAGACTTTTATCCGTTAGTGCCATATCCAGGAACAGAATTATATGATAATCCAGAAAAGTTTGGATTAAAGATTAATAGTAGGGAATATGGGCATTATTGGCAGGCAAATGAAGAAGGGCACCTTCCAGTATGTGAAACAAATGGCCTTTCTGCAAGGGCAATTAAAAATATGGTTGATTATGGGATGATGAAATGGAAATGAAAAGAAGATTTGTAGAAGATGATTTAATCGCAAAAGCAAGCAAGAAAAGAAAAAGAAGAAAGAAAAGCACAAAAGAAGATAACGAATGGGCAAAGAAAGTAAAAGAAAAATTCAATAATTGTTGTATGATTTGCGGAGAAACAAAATATGTAAATGCGCATCATATTATACCAAGACAGATAAAGGAATTTAGATATGATGTAAGGAATGGATTGGCATTATGTCCGAAGCATCACAGATTTAGTTTTGAGTTGTCAGCACACCAAAACCCTTTTATATTTTATTTGGGACTAGAAACATATAATCCAAGGGCTTGGAAAGATTTAGTTAAAATGATAAGGGAGAGAAGAAAAGTATGGAAAAAATAGTAGTCTGTATTATGGGGCAGAGAAAAAAGTATTTAAAATTCATCGGCTATAAAACAATATGAAAAAAGAGAATTTAGGGATGAAAACAAAATATTTATGGAAAAATCCAGATTATCGTAGACATATGTCTGAAGCACACAAGGGACAGAAACCCTGGAATAAGGGAATATCCCTGAATAAACAAATATCAAAAGAAACCAATGAGGAAAGAAAGAAAAAAATATCACAAACACTAAAGAAGTTATATAAATCTGAGGAAAGAAAACCATATTGGAAGGGAAAAAGTAGAAGCAGGGAAGATAAATTAAAACAAAGTAAAACACTGAAAGAATTATACAAATTAGGGATTATTAAATCCAGAGACGAAGGCAAAACATCAGAAAGACATAGGATAATGCAATCATTAAATTATAAAATGTGGAGATTAGATATATTTAAAAGAGACAAGTATACTTGCCAAATGTGCGGAAATAAGGGATGCAGTATAAATGCCCACCATATTAGACCATTTGCGAAATATCCTGAATTGAGATTTCAATTAAACAATGGAATAACTCTTTGTTTGAAGTGCCATAAAGAGGTGCATAAATGTTAATTGCTGGGGTTATGGGACAAGATTGTATTAAATTTTTGCCTATGTGTTTAGAAAGTTTAAAAGATGCAGATAAGATTGTTTATATAGACGGGGGTAGTAAAGACAATTCTGTAGAATATGCAGAATCAAAAGGATGTGAAACAATTGTTAATGAATATAATCAAAATGATTTCGGAATGAATGGTAAACAAAGGAATAAATTTTTAGACTATATAAAAAGGAAATATAATGGGGGGTGGTGTATTTTTTGTGATGCAGACGAGGTAGTTGAAGATTTAGTAAAGATTAAAGAGTTCATACAAGAGGCGCAAGAAGGTTTATATTCAGTTAAGATGAGGCACTTTATTGGAGACTTAGGTCACGAAGATACAACAGTACCAGAACACTATGCACCCAATAGATTATTTAAGATCAGTGAGGCAAGGGAATATCCAGAAGTAGAACACCCGGTGTTAATTCCAAAGGATATGAACAAGCAGTATAGATATAAGGGAACAACAATATGGCATCTGGCCTATGTTCCAAATATGTGGGAAATTAAAAAGAGATATTTAAATCACTTAAAAAAGAGCAATATGCATACTCCAGAGTTTTTAGGACAATGGTATAGGGCACATTTATTTGGGCAGTATCCCAAAACAGAAATAAATTTGATTGATATTCCAGAGATTATTTTAAAGGAATTTGGAATCGATAAAGACGAGTTTTATTTTCAAAATAGGGGATTAGAGATAAGACACTTTTTAATGGCAGGACAATGGTATAATAAATTTAAACCAAAAAGTGTGCTTGATTTAGGATGTGGATTCGGACCATATGGAGTACCATTTGCAAATATTGGATGTCAATATAAGGGAATAGAAAAGAGCGAATATGCAGTAAGAAAAAATCCATTTAAATTAGATATATATAATGGAGATTTAACAAAGGGAATAGTATTGCCTAATAGTTTTGATTTAGTATTAGTTTTGGATGTATTGGAGCATTTGGAAGAAGAACAATTGGAATTCGCGTTAAAATTAATAAGCGGGGTTGGAGAAAAGTATATTTTTTCAATACCTTTTTTGGGAGACAGCAACCTTTATAAAGATAGCACACATAGAATATTTAAAGAGAAAAGATGGTGGATAGAAAAATTATCAAAATATTTCAAAATAAAGAAAACGCCAGAAAATTGGTTATTCCACGAACAAATAATAATCGGAGAGAATGTAAGAAATGTGGGAAAGAATTCTATTCCTTCAAAAGCCAATGTAGAAAATACTGTTCAAAAAAATGTGCAGCAATGACTAATAAAAATATTATGAATGTAAAAAAACCCAAAACAGGAATATGGAAAAGGTGTTTAACTTGCGGAAAGGAGATATATTGTCAAAAATGGCAAGCCCTTAATAAGAAATTTTGTTCAAAGCAATGTAGGGCGAATTATCCAGAAAATATAAAAAAAGCAATAAATGCGATAAAAAAAGCTAATACACAAGGAGAAAATAATCCGAGATATATAGATGGTAGGTGGGTATATCGGAAGGCTATTTTCGGAATTAAACCCAACAAATGCGAGATATGTGGAGAACTTAAAAAGACAAAATTATTGGCGCACCATAGAGATGGCAATAGGAAAAATAATACTATGGATAATTTGATGATATTATGCTATTCTTGTCATAATGTAATACATAGGTTATCAGAAAAGACAGGGAAGCAAAGGAAAAAAATAAATCATTTATTGATAGGAGAGAAAAAATGACAGAGTGGAGTGATAGGTTTAATCCCTTTAATTCAGAGAAGTTATATGCACAACTTTATAGATGGAGTCAGATAAAGGAAGGAGATGAATTGCCTCCTCCAGCACTGGTTACAGTGGATCCAGTAAACGGGTGTGATTTGGATTGTGTTTGGTGTAATGCAGAAAACATAATGGAAAAGAACAGAGGGATGTTGAATTATAAGACATTGGATAATATTGCTAGATTTTTAGGAAATTGGAAAAAGGGAGAATGGGGTGTAGATGGGGTTTGTATTGCAGGGGGAGGAGAACCATTATTGCACCCATATGCAGGAATATTTATGAAGGAGTTAGTAGAAAATGGAGTTGAACCAGGAGTTGTTACAAACGGAACACATATTGATAGACATATTCCAGGGCTTTCAAGATGTACTTGGGTTGGAGTTAGTGTTGATGCAGGAACAAGAGGAACATATGAAAGACTGAAGAAGAAAGATAGATTTGAAAAGGTTTTAAAGAATATTCAAGCGTTGAGATATTGTGCAGAAATGGCAGACACAGAACTAGCACAGCCAGGAAGAGCAAGAGGGATAAGTTATAAGTTTTTATTGCATCCAGGAAATGCTCACGAAGTTTATGAAGCAGCAAAAATAGCAAGAGATATTGGATGTAGAAATATGCACATAAGACCGGCGGGAATTCCTTGGGATAAGGTAGGAAAGCAAAAATCATATTTTGATGAAAGGACAATAGGGGTTTTCAGAGAACAATTGGGAAGAGCAAGAGATTTGGAGACAGATGATTTTAGGGTTTTTGGAATAACGCATAAGTTTGATGGAAGTTTTGAAAGACATAATCCCTTTAGGGATTGTTATGCAGTATTTATGACTGGATTATTTTCTCCATCTACGGCGGGAGGAAATTATGATTTTGGTTTATGTTGTGATAGAAGAGGGGACGAAAGATTGACATATGTTGGATTGGAAGATGTCGAGGAAGTTAGAAGAATTTGGGGAAGCCAAGATCATTGGAGAAGAGCAAAAGAGATTAAAGTTGGAGAATGTCCAAGATGCACATATCGACCACATAATCAGATTTATGAGAAGGCAATAAAGGAGGATAACCTTAGTTATAAGCACATATGAGAAAAGTAGTGATAATAATGCCGGTTTATAACTCGGGAAAGCATTTGAGAGCAGCATTAAATAGTATTGTGCAAAATACAGAATATCCAAATTGGAGACTAATTATTGTATGCAGTAAGAGTAATGATGGGACAGACCAATTATGTGACGAATTTGTAGAGAAATATCCAGAAAAAATAATGTGTTATCATACAGAAAGAGAGGGAATAACAAAAGCAATTAATTTCGGGATAAGTCACACAGAAGATGAGGATATATATCTGACACAGGATGACGTAATAATTCCAAAATTATATGGAAGAGATTGGTTGACAATATTGACAGAATATGCAAAATTAGATAATTGCGGATTAGTAAGCACAATAGCGGCAGGGGGAATAGATACTATGAATTGTTATATTAAGGATTTTCATTGGATAGGAACTTGGAGTATGTATATTCCAAGGCAGACAATTAATGAGGTTTGTTTTTATGAGGAAAAATGATTAAAAGAGATAAAAAAGGGAGAATAATGAAAGGATCAAGTAATGCCTGGAATAAGGGGAAGAAGGGATATAAAAACAAGGGCAGTTTTACTTCTAGGCGGATGAAAGGCAACAAATGGAGATTTGAGAAAGGACATATACCTTGGGATAAGGGAAAGAGAAGACCGGAAATGATTGGAAATAAATTAAATTGGAAGGGGGGGATAGTTAAAAGAACAGAATTAGTTAGAAAACTGCCAGAATATAAACAATGGAGAAGTGCTGTTTTTGAAAGAGATAATTGGACTTGCCAGACTTGTGGTGCCAGGGGTACTTATTTAGAAGCACACCATATTAAAGAATTACACCTAATTATAAAAGAGGGGATAATAAAGACCGCGCAAGATTCTAAAAGATGTAAACAATTATGGGATATTAACAATGGAGTAACTCTATGTAAGAATTGTCATAACTTAACTAAATGTGGAAAACCGAAAAATGTATAATTTCTCTAAATCTTTAAGGGGTAAAAAAAGAATAAACAAGGAAGAGTTTGATAACCTTTCTAATGTAGACAAAGAAAAGTTCTCATTTCAGGTATTAGATGAAGACTTTTCTCCCGGGCCGGCCGATGATGTTTCTTTTACTTTTAGAGTAAGAAGTGCAGGAAAGCACATATATATTGCACCATTTTGGGTGGACCACCATAGGATGACAGAGAACTTTAATGATAAGTCAGATTTGGCAAAAAAAGCTATGAGATATTTTAAAAAGAAATATTATCCAGACCCAATAGAAGAAATGGAAGTTGCAGGAGAAACAATACTCTTACACCCAGAAGCCAGGAAAATGCACGGATGTTTTAGGGATGAGGATATAGCAGATATAGAGACACATAAAGAGATAAGAGCAATATGTGAAACATTTACAGATGATGACGCATTTTTGGATATAGGGGCAAATATTGGAACAATGAGTTTGATGTTGGAAAAGGGAAGATGTTTTGCATTTGAACCAACAAAGAAAACTTATGAAATGTTAGTGGAGAATGTCAAGAGGAACCATTGGAAAAGGATAACCCCGATTAATTTGGCTGTTGCAGGAGAGGAATTTCATTATAAGGTTAATGAGAACGAAATACTTATTGGAATGAATAGTATAAGTGAGGATGAAAAGGGACCAAGGACAGTGGTGTTAGATAAGGCATTTAAGGATAGGGATTTTAGGATAAGGTTGATTAAGACAGACACAGAAGGAAGAGACGAAGAGGTTTTATCTGGAGCAAGAGAGATAATTATGAAGGATAGGCCGATAGTGATTTCAGAAAATAATGTGCATACATTAATGACCGAACTAGGATATGTTAAAACAAAGAATCGGGGGGATAACGAAGTATGGGAACCGAAATGATCGGAGTTATAGGATTAGGAAAATTAGGAATGCCACTTGCAGCAGTATTGGGGCAAGGATTTGAAGTTGTGGGGGTAGATAAGATAGAAAACCCAAGAGAACCAAATGAGCCATATTTGAAGGAATTATTGAGAACAGCAAGATTGGAGATAACAACGGATTTTTCAGCATTAAAACATTGCGATGTTATTTTTTGTATTGTACCAACACCAAGTAAAGCAAACGGAGAATTTACAGACAAATATATTAGGGATGCATTGGTTAGGGCAAGAAGGTATATGGGAAATTGTAAGGTTTTTAATGTAGTTAGTACAGTAATGCCCGGAACGTGTGAAGGATTACAGAAATTGACTAATGTGCCAATAACGTATAATCCGGAGTTTATTGCTTTGGGAAACGTTGTTGATGGAATAGTTAATCCAGATTTTGTATTACTGGGAGAAGATAATGAAGAAGCAGGGGATATTATTCAAGGAATTTATGAAAATATAACAAAGGCGCCGATAAAGAGAATGAAAAGGATTTCAGCAGAGTTGGCTAAGATTGCATTGAATTCTTATGTGACTATGAAGATTAGTTTTGCGAATGTTTTGGGAGAGATTGCCGAGGAGATTGGAGCAGAAGTAGAAAAGATCACAGAAGCAATAGGAACAGATAAAAGGATTGGAAGTAAGTATTTTAGGGCAGGACCGCCATATGGGGGGCCTTGTTTTCCAAGAGACAATAGGGCATTTGCAAGAGTTGCAGGAAAGATAAAGAACTATGCAAGTATGACAGACCAAATAAATGAAAGGCAAATAGAAAGGATGTATAGGCGGATTAGAGACGAAATAGGAGATGTGAAGGGGATGAATATTTCAATTATTGGAATGAGTTATAAGGAAGGAACAGAAGTTAGAGAAGAAAGTGCAGGAGTGAAACTTTTTAATTTATTGAAAACAAAAGGGGCAAACGTTTATGAACATACAATTACTAGTAAGATGGATTTGATTGTTTTTATGTTGCCGGGGAAAGATACATTAGAAGAGATGGCAAAGAATGCAGGAATTAAAACAATGAGTATGTGGAAATAAAATGGAAATAGATAAAGAAAAGTTAAAAGGCGAAATAGTTATTGCAAAGAAGATTATTGCATCAATAGTTAATTTTAAAGATAAAGATAGAATTGGGTCATTGCAAAGGAAAAATAAAGAAATTTGTTTAGTAGTGGCAGAATTTAAATGCCAAAAATGTGGAAAAAAAGAAGATCTTCAAGTACACCATTTAATTATGAGAAAAGCAAAGGAGTTTATGGATTTTTATAGGTATGCAAGTCAAAGATATTATTGGGCAAATCAGATAATCTTATGTAAGGAATGTCACCATTTATATCATACGGGGATGAAGGGGAAAATGGATAACGAAGAGATGGTTCTTTCAGAAAAAGAAATAGAAAGGATCAAGAGGAAATTTTCAAAATGAGAATAGCAATTAATATAGCAAATAGGGATAGACCAACGGAATTGGCACTTTTACTTCAAAGTTTGAGAACACAGACAAACCAAGAATGGGATATATTTTTATTTAATGACAATTCTGGGACACCATTGACAACATACCACTTTTTGAATTGTCTTTTTGCAAGATTAAAGCAAGAGGATCACAGAGTATTTATTGAGAATGCAGAGTTTAATCACGGAGTAAGTAGAGCAAGAGAAGAATTAGTAAAGAAAAGTTTAAGTAGTATAGAAGATTATGATTATATCCTTAGAATTGATGACGACGTAATATTGGAACCAGATTTCATAGAGAGACTTTTGAGAGTTATAGGGGAAGGATATGACATCGCTAGTGGAGTTACTCCTCCGCTAGTTCCAATTTTTAAAAGGAATTCTGATATGGTTAAGATTGCAAACGAGGTTGTTATGGATGGGGAGAAAACCCTTTTTGATGGAGATGATTGTGGGATACTTTATACAGAGTCTAAAATAGTACCAGCACACCATTTTAGAAGTTCAGCATTAATGAAGAAAGAAGTGCACAAACAAGTGAAATATTATCCTACGAGATTAACAAAGCACGGATTTAGAGAAGAGACCCTGTTTAGTTTTAGGGCACAGATGAAGGGATTTAAGATTGGAGTTGATTTGGGAGCAATTGCTTGGCATTTGAATACTCCAAGTGGGGGAGAGAGATTTGCAGAGAGCCAACAGATGATTGAATTTAATAAGAAGGTATTGGACGAATTTATACAAGAAAATCAAGCAGAATTAAATAAGTTATTTCCAAAGAGAGAGATCAGCGATTTGGAGAGAATGAAGGAAACAAATTTGAGAAGATGATTAATGTTATAGGAACAATATGGGGAACGCAAGGATATGCAGTTCATACTAAGAATTTGGCTCGAGAGTTAAATAAGTTGACAGAAGTGAAGATTACAACAGATTTGCCACGGGGATTTGAAAGAGTAGTAGAAGATGATGTATTGCAGATGATTAAGAGAAAAGGAATTCCAGAAGCGAATTTAATAATTGCGCAACCAAGTACTTGGAAACAACATACAGATGCGAAAACAAATATTGGATTTTTAGTTTGGGAAGGAGACAGAATACCGAAGAGTTGGATTGAAGAATGTTTGAATCCAAGGATACATATAATATTTGTGGCCAGTGAGCATACAAAACAAGCAATTAAGAATTCTATGGGAGAGGATTATGGTACCATAGAGAAAAAGATTTTTATGGTACCACACGGAATAGACAAGGATTTGTGGGTACCTAAAAAAGAGAAAAGTGTGGGCACTCAATTTAAGTTTTTATGTAATAAGGGATTTAGGAATCTGGAAGATAGGGGAGGAATACAATATGCAATTAAGGCATATATTGAGGAGTTTAAGAAAGAGGAAAATGTAGAATTGGTTTTGAAGATAAATCCGGCATATGGAACTCCAGATGTTTCAAAAATGGCAAATATGTTGGGATTTAATGAGAATTCTCCAAAGATCAGAGTTATAACAGAAAATGTGCCTTATGAACAATTGCCTAAACTTTATCAAGATTGCGATGTTTTTGTAAGTCCAACAAGGGCAGAAGCATTTAATATTCCTTGTTTAGAGGCTATGGCGGTTGGATTGCCGGTTATTGCCACAAATTTCGGGGGTCAAACAGACTTTGTGACAGAAGAAAACGGATGGTTAGTGGATTATGATTTGAAACAAGTGCAACACGAGGTAATGTACGAGGAAGTGCAATGGGCAATACCAAAGGTAAAAGAGCTGAGAAAGGCGATGAGAGAGGCATTTGTGGGCGAATTAGGGACAAAATCACAGAAGGCAAGAGCAAAAGCAGAAGAGTATACTTGGGAAGCATCAGCACGTAAGGCATTTGAGGCAATAGAAACATTTATAATGTAGTTATTACTTAATTAATTAGGATAATTAACTATGGTAAAGAAAACAAAGACAATAACTAGAACTGGTTCGTGGTTTTGGTGCATATTTTGGTTGATTATCTTTTTTCCAATAGGGGTTTTATATTGGTTAATTAAAATGAGGAAAACAAAAACATACGAGATACAATGAAAGAAGTAAAAGACCCAATGGAAACAATATTTCAGAAGAGTATAAGTTTTCCGATTAGAGTGAAGTTTTTTATGGCTAAGCACCCACAATTTCAAATACATAAGTTTTGTCAGGACGCAGTGGATGAACAAATAGCTGAGATAGACCCACAATTTTTAAAAGAAGGAGACCCAAGAAAAAATGAAGAGACAGCTTGATGAAAAAGAAAGAAAACTAACAGAGAAGAATATTAAGAGTCAAGAAAAGATTTTACAAGAAGCAAAAGAAGCAATAGAGTTTAATAAGCAACAAAAAGAATTCCAGGAAGCAACTTGGAAATGGGATGATTATTCAAGACCAATAAAGAGAAAGAAAACTCTCGAGGAATATGAAAAAGCAGACAAGGAAGCACAATTTGCAATAAAGATGGCTGAGACAGCAATTAAAGAAGCAAAAAAACAATTAGAGGAGGGAGTAGAAATACAAAAAGGAGTATGAGCGCAATAGAAGCATTTGAAAAGGGGTTGAAGAAAAGTATAAGAAGAAGGAAACTTCATAAAGCAATTTCTGAAATTGTTTTTTGGTTACTTACAATAGCCGTTGTTTTAGGATTAACATTATTAATTAAAGTAATTATAAAGGCATTGTTGTAAGGAGGTATAAAATGGAAGGAGATACAAGAGTAATCAGACAGCAAACACCACAAGAGGAAGAGGATTTTGAAGACATAGCACATAAGAAGTGGACACCAGATAGACTTGTGAGGGACAGGATTGCAAAAGAAGAAGCAGAAGCAAATAATCCAAAGATACCTTATGAAAAGAAAATCCCTTATCCCGGATCAGCAGTTTTAATGGATTATAATAAAGCTGTGAAAATGGCAGAATTGGAAAGAGTTGGATATGTTGGAGGAAAGTCATTAGGGCCAAAAGATATACAGAAGATTAAGGTTCAGGCATATAAGAACATTGATTGGGAGAAGTATAAGAAGGCAACTAATTTTGAGATATTGGAAGAAGGAGAAAGAATTGACGACAATCTAACAAAGAAAAATCCGGGACTTACAATTGTGATAAGGAAGAAAGTAATGAAGTACAAGGGATATCCACACAAATATGTTGTTATGGAAGATACTGCAAGCGCGATTAAGAGAGCAAAAGCATAATTTTCATATTAAATTAAAATGAAAGTAGAAGAAGTAAATATAGTAGAAATAGTCAAGGCAATAGAGAATAATTCAGATCCAAAGGACACAGTTGTAGATTTTTTTGCTGGTTCAGGAAGCACACTAATTGCGTGTGAAAAGACAGATAGAATATGTTATACAATGGAATTTGAACCTCATTATGTTGAAAAGATAATAGAAAGATGGGAGAATTTAACCGGAAAAAGGGCACAAAAGGTCACAAAATGAGAGGAAAAAAGAAATTAATGATTGAAGCATTGAAATCCCAACTAGGAAATATCAGTACGGCCGCTAAACAGGTGGGCATTGATAGGAGAACCCATTATAAATGGTTAGATGGGGATGAGGAGTATAAAAGAGAATATGAAGAAATAGGAGAATTTACAGTAGACTTTGTAGAGAACGCGTTATTTAAACAGATTAATGAAGGAAACACAACAGCAATTATATTTTATTTAAAGTGTAAAGCTAAGAAAAGGGGATATGTTGAGAAATCAGAGATAGAGCATTCTACAAAGGAAGGGGGCTTTAAATTCATAATGGAGGCTCCAAATGCAGGAAATAAGGTGGAAACCAAGTGAAAGGCAAAACGAGGCATTTAAGTATTTATTAGATCATCAAACAACAGAGTTATTTTATGGAGGAGGAGCAGGAGGAGGAAAGAGTTATTTGGGATGTGCTTGGATTGTTTATATGTGTTTGAGATATCCCGGAATAAGATGTTTAATGGGGAGGGCAGTATTAAAGAGTTTGAAGGAATCAACATTATTGACCTTTTTTCAGATATGTAGGGAGTGGGGATTAAAGAAGGACCAAGATTTTAAGTATAATTCTATTGAGGCAGTGATTAAATGGAATAATGGGAGCGAGGTTTATTTGAAGGATTTATTTCATTATCCAAGTGACCCAGAGTTTGATAGTTTAGGAAGTACAGAATATTCAATAGCATTTCTTGATGAAGTGAGCCAGATAACAGAAAAGGCAAAGAATATAGTGATGAGTAGATTGAGATATAAGTTGGACGAATTTGGAATTATACCGAAGCTTTTAATGGCAAGTAATCCAACAAAGAATTTTGCTTATAGAGAATATTGGCAACCTTGGAAAGAAGGGAGATTGCCAGAGTATAGGAAGTTTGTACCAGCATTAGTAGGAGATAATCCTTTTATTAGTGATTTTTATGAGCAGAATTTGAAGAAGCTTGACGAAACAACAAAGGAGAGACTTTTGTATGGGAATTGGAATTATGACGATGATCCAAGTAGATTATTTGATTATGATGATATTAATATGGTATTTCTTTTGGGGTATGAGCCAAAGCCAAGAGAAAAGAGATATATTAGTTGTGATGTTGCGAGATTTGGAACAGATAAGACTGTGATAGTGGTTTGGAGAGATATGTTTATTTATAAGATTTATGCATTTGAGAAGCAAGGAACA